TTTAATGAAGGTGTTAACACTAGATGTGGATAGTGGAGAAAGAGATCCTTCACTGTATCCAAATCCAAACGATTATACTATAAAAATGAATAGAACCCTATATGATGTCACAAAATTGACTATAACTGGTGCACGCATACCAAACTGTCAAAATCTCATAAATGTCGGAAACAAGCAGTTTCAATTGGACAGTGCGACATATGTCTTACAGGAAGCCACGTATACAAATGGAACCGATTTGGCTTCCAACTTACAGGCTACTCTCACTGGGTCGAACGTGACTCAGGTGACGTTTAATTCAAGAAGTAATACTCTATTGTTTTCAAATTGTGGGACTGGAAATGTATTCTCTTTCAAGTTTTTAACAGGATCAAACGGGTACGCGACAAATAGCTTGATTGGTCCACCTGCCACTGTCCTCGGGTTTAATGGAACTAATGTCAGTACAATAGCTGGCTCAAATGTTATTACATCAAATGTTGTAGATTTAGACGGACCAACCTCTCTGTTTGTGCGCATCACATGTAAAGGTGACGAGTTTGATAAAGATATTTTCATCAATGGGGGGACATTTTCATTTGGTAACAGTATACAAACGTCTACATTTTCATCAATACCACCAAACTATGTGGGTCGGATAATTCTCCAGAATCTGGGAACAGTCACACAGTATAATCAAACGGACACTCTTATAACGTATGATGTACCAAATCTAAACGTCGAAGAACTTCGCTTAAGGTTTTACTGGAATAATGGAAATAAACTTATACCATATGATTTTGGAAAACGAAATCATATTCTAAAGTTTGAAATAACGTGTGAAACTGATAGACTTTCAAAAGTATACGAAGAAGGTCCAGTTGATGAATTGCCCCCTCCAATTGATCCACCTCCTGAGCCTTTCAGAAAGGATACAATATTATTGATAATACTTGGATTTATCCTATTTGTTGGAATGTTTATCTTGCTGCGGTAACTGCATAAACCGGCTGGGCTGGTGGCGTAACCTTCTTAGACACCCTGGACAAAATCACATACACAACGATTGACACGAGAGTTGTAAGAATGGCTGTGAGAAACACGTAAGTGGCTCCATTCTTGGGTTCGTCTATAACCTTTGAAAGAATCAAGCGAACAACCTCCATCCATGAGATTGCTGCGGCAAAGCTAAAACCTGCGACAACTGAATTAAGAGCTTGAGACTCAAACTGAGAAGAAATTGCTGACACTGTATCCATTTATTATTATAAATATTTTTTATTTTATAAGGTCTTCCTCTTCAAGAATAATCTTGTAATTTTTTTTAATTTGAGACAGTTTAAAGTATACATATGATGATACGTTAGTGTCATCTTCACTTTCATCTTCATTTGTTTCAATAAATACTGATGATGTAGTTGATGAAGATGACATAGAGGTTTCTGAAGAGTTGTCTGACCATTCAGCAAATTCCTTCTGAATAGTCTTCCAACCTGAAGGACATATTGGTTCCATTAATTGTTATTCTAATTTTTTTATGCTGAATTATCCACCGCGGATTTAATCATTTTTTCAAGTGGGCTGTAAGGTTCCCATGTATCCCACTCGTCGTAAGATTTGTTGATCGCATTCATGAGTTCATCGTTGCCTGAATACCTAGTGAATGGTTCGTCATCTTCGTCAACCTCCTCTATATCACTTTCATCGCTGTCGTCACTGTCTTGAAGTTCTGGAAACATTGTGCCAATTTGTTTTCCAGCTACATTTTGAGCACAGTATCTCATACCGTATTTCATGTCAACTGCTGTAACTGTATTTCGACCGCAAGCTTTGGTATAATGAGCTGCTGTTATCATAGCACCCTCCATGACTGGTGTAACCATGTCGATCATTGAGCTTATAAAATTTTCATCCATTTTTATATGAAATTATTATCGTTGAATAAAACTCCCGCGATGCCACTATTTACTCTGAGAATATTGTAATTCAAAGCGTAAATACGAACCTCTCTTGAATTTGTAGAGGGTGTTGTTTTTATGTCAATAAGTTTGGATATTATCCTACTCATGTTAACTTGTCCTGACGGGTATGCGTCTTCTGGTTTTAAAGAAAAACTATATGTGTAAAAATATCGAGTAGGTGTTCTTGTGTGACACATCATTGGTTGAACTATCCTAAGATACAAAGCACTTGCTATATCTTTTGAAAGTCTTGTTTCTCCATTGAATGTCAACTCGAGAGAGTCGAGTTGATCTGAACCTGTAACTGAATTTTTAAAATTAAATAAATCTGCTCCCAATGTCTTGTCTTGTATAACCACAAAAAGTTCTTTCACTGGGTTGACAAATTGTAGTAACATTTGAGTCGTAGTCACACTGGGTTCCAACGTAAACCTTGAAACTTGTAACTGTGATATAACATAATCAAACTGTTTTGATTTAAGATATGTCATTTCTTCATCTGACAAGAATATATACTCAACTGGAAGTGAAATTTTATTTATACTTCCTATAACATCTAAAGGTGCTGGTGTTGTCGGGCTTGATACATTTACGACAAGTTGACTCAGTGGTCTAAACTTTATTCTAACCTGAACTTCTTGTTTATCAATTGATGTCAGTGGGATTGCCAGACTTTCATTCTTGTAAAAATAAAATGGCAAAGGGACTATAAAAAGTCGTGGGTATCCGTTTGCCACTGTGGCTGCTCCTAAACCATTCACGGTCCCTGTGCGCCCCACCATGTATTGAATGGCAGTCTGTTGTGAATTATCAACCCACATATCAGCATATATTTCCATGTATTCTCCTGTAATTCTTTGAACAGTCTGACCTCCTATAATCAGATCAGCATACTCAATTATGGCGTGCCCTATTGAATCTGTATAACCTATGTTATTGGGCTGTAATACACTCGTGAGAGGACTTAGTTCGACATGAAAGTACATGGTGTGAATGAGATCACCTTTTCTTGGTACAGTACATACTACAGTTGAACCAAATTCTACAGTACCGTCAAATGCGTTATCAATTGTTTCAGTGGCAAACTTGGTATGCTTTTTATACTGTTTCAAAAAATAAGTAAACTGTGGTTCATTTGTCAAAAATGTATCCTGTATACCTGTCACTGCGAGCTGAACACGTCCGTTCGCCATTACTACTTATTTGCGAGAAATTTCATAGACTTATTTTTCATGGTACTATAACATGAATCTTCAGCTTAGAAAGTTTAAACCAGAAAACATGGCTGATGATAAAGTATGTGTATTCATAGGAAAAAGAGGTACTGGTAAAAGCTGTCTTGTCACTGATATCATGTATCATAAAAAACACATACCCAGCGGGATAGTCATGTCAGCAACAGAAGAAGGGAATCATCATTACAAGACTTTTGTCCCCGATCTTTTCATATATAGTGACTACGATAAAGAAGCTATAGAACGGGTTCTCGAAAGACAGAAGCAACAAATTATAAAAACGGGAAACGTGTCGAATTCATTTATACTTTTAGATGACTGTATGTACGATAGAAAATTTATGAAAGATACATGTATTCGACAATGTTTCATGAATGGTCGACATTGGAAACTATTCTTCATGTTGACGATGCAGTACTGTATGGACTTGACACCAGATCTTAGGGCTAATGTTGATTACATTTTTATACTTCGTGAAAATGTTATTCAAAATCGTGAAAAACTTTACAAGTCTTTTTTTGGAATTTTTCCAACGTTCAGCATGTTTAATCAGGCTATGGATTCATGTACAGAAAACTACGAGTGTTTAGTATTAGACAATACATCAAAAAGTAATAAAATAGAGGATTGTGTTTTTTGGTACAAGGCGTCACTTCGGAAGAACTTTCGAATCGGTTCTGCTGAAATGTGGAACTATCATAAAAAACATTATAACCCAAAGCACATACTAGAAAGTGGGTCAAATAGCAGTAACCCCAAACCACAATCTAGAAAACCTACGATGAACATCGTAAAAAAGGGCTGATAATTGAAAGCATGTGTTCAGTTGGCAACCCACCATTAAGTACAAGTTTATCCTCAAATTGTCTGAGCCAGTTCTCATGGTATTGGTGACAACTTTCAAGGTACTCAATGGGTATATTTTCACCAGTTCTATTACGAGATTTAATACGACATTCACATTCAGAAGGATTAGTCTTCACATAAATAACTCTATCAACTTGAAGACCTCTAGTTAATTCATCAAACCAGTGATTGTAAATTGAATATTCAACATCATTCATGATATTAGTATCATGTAACATCATGGCAAAAATATTTTTATCAGTAAACACTGAACGTTCTGTTATGATAACTTTACCTGGGTTGTTTTCAACAGCTTCTCTGAGTTTTTTAGCTCGTGTTATAAATGCCATCATTTGAAAAGCAAATGCCCACTTTTTTTGTTCAGAATAATATAATTCCAAAATAGTCTTACCTTCTTCATCTTTTATGTTGTTCCACATATCAACAGGTTCTTGAAGAGTCACAACATTTGAGTTTATCTCACTGATTCTCTTCAAGAGAGTTGATTTTCCAGAGCCTATGTTACCTTCAATGCTTATGATAGGCATGTTTGTTTACTTACTTACTTACTTATTGTGTGTTGGTTTTATACTGTTCATTTAACAGTTTTACACATGTATTACAAATACCGCGTAGATGATAAGTTTAAAAAAAATCGTATCATGTAAATGGAGACCATGAATTTAAATGATACGAATGACGGAATGGTTCCACTGTATCCACCGGTACCCAGCCAGCCTCAACAGCCTCAGCAGAATTCGCCAAAAGCGCCTGAAAAAAATATACATAAATATCAACCAACGATGGATTCTACACCTATTTCTGATATTATGCAAGATGGCGCAGGCATGATGGACCCACAGGACCCTCGTTCCCAATATATGCAACAATCTATGATGCCTCCCCCAATGTCAGCTTCTGCCATGGGTGTTCCTCAGCAGAAGCAACAGGTGAGTTCTCAGACGGGTAATCCAATGAACTTAACAAATGAACAGATGCACGCACTTATAGCTGGAGTATGCTCTATTATAGCATTTTCAGCACCTGTTCAGGACAAACTATCTACAACAATTCCCCAATTTCTTTCAGAGGCTGGAAGTCGGTCAATGACTGGTCTTGTCTCAACTGGTCTTCTGGTGGCTATCCTATTTTATTTTATTCAGCGGTTTCTTAAAAAGTAGGTTGCATGGGTGCCATCGCAGCGTTAGGAGACACAAAGTCAGCCATTGGCAAAAAACTTCCTGCTGCAAACATTGAAAGAGAATAAAATGTGGCAATCAATATAATCAATAATATGGTTGTACCCTGGCTTGCCCCAGGATCCTGAAGAGCTGCTTTAACTTTTGGAAAGAACATAGAGATTATGTACATAACAAAGAATGTAATCATAGATGCTACCCCAATTACACTTGTTTTTACAAAAAATGGTGAATTTTTCATATTTATAAGAAATGCGAGCATTATCGGAAACATAACTGTGAGCAAAATAATATTAATAGTATAATCTCTAGTTACCAATGTCAACAATGTTGGTAACATGATAAGAACCCAAAATAAGATGGCTTTGAACATATAACCATAAGGAGTAGCAGCCATTTTATATAATATGAAAATAAAATAATTATGAATCGCTAATATATTTTCCACAAAACTTTTCAGATGAATTAACTGGCTCATATATACCAATCTTTGTAGCAAGTTCTCTGAGTTCTTTAAAATTTTGCCAAAAGTTTGTACTATGTTCATACTCTGAAACAGTTGAGTGCGCCAGTTCGTGAAGAAGCACGTGAAAAATTTGATTCACAGTTCCATCTAGACATAAACCAATCTCATATCCTTTATTCGTGTTGTATC